CTCCCTTAAACTCGTACCGTACTCAGCTCAACATTGACGCGACGCCTGGATACAAAACTTATGCTGCTTGCATCGCTTTAAGAATTAGTTACTTCCAGTTAATCCCTGAGAACCAATCCTTAAACCCCGATAGATGTTAACCCCCCATTGTTCTGAATATTTCTTTCCTAACTACTGGAGGTAATATAATAACCTCTGGTATATCTGCTAATATCTTTTGCAAAGTTTAAATTGCGCCAGAATCATATCTGCCAGAAATAGTTGGTACTATACCAGCAAATCCAGGTTGCACTGTGAACTCATAAACAAAATCTATGAGAACATATCCGATTGATGTGCTAGTAGCACAGCCATCAAAAATCATATATATCTCTTCGCAAGAAGTAAATGATGGGTGTGTAGCGTCTAAAGCTACTACATTTAATACCATCACTTTCTAATCTAAAGCTTCTGCATTTCTTGGGACATAGATGACTGATGCTCCTTAAGTTATTGAATTTTAAGCAAATATTTGCTAATTTCTTAATAAGCTGACATCAAATCTGGTCTACGATCTAGTAACTTTTGGCTAAACAGCTGTTCCAGTTATTCTGATCCCTGTATCTGTAGATCCATAATACACTACTCCTTAAGAATTATTAAAATTGTTTGTAAATCTAAATTCCATTCCGCATGATACTGGGCAGGAAGTAGTAGCAAAACTACTAGTAGTGTCTAGGAAAGTGCAATGACCTATGGTACTAGCGTTGATTTCTGATAAATCAAAGTTTAAGAAACTTGATGTTACGCCAGTAGCCTACCACCAACTATAAGCAGAATCTCTGTTATTTGCTTAAGCTGTTGATTAATATGGTCTATTTCCTGGGAATACCATTAAAAAAGCTTGCCCATTAGCATTTGTTGTAATTGGTAACATGACCTATTTCTAACATGACACTGTTTGGACAGCAAACTCTTTTGGTATTCTGGTATTTAATTTTAAGCTAGGGTTGAGCACTTATGCTACATAAGCCCCAGCATTATAGCTGAATTTGTCAGCTGAGTCAAGTGGATGAACTCCAGCCAACTTTCTTCCAGCTGCTTTAATTTAAACAGTTTTAGGATGTACTGCTGGGAGATCTGTCAAGATTAATTGTTTAAATTCTTTTGCTCTTGGTCTCCATTTTTTCAACCCGGTTTTCATCTCTACTACTAATTCTTTCTTACCTGGGTTTTCTTTTTTATATTTCTAAAAGGCCGCCTATTTTTTCTATTTTCTTGCAGCTCTTTTTGCACCATTAGGATTTTTGTTATC